AGAACTGCCTTTCTTTTCTCAGCTTTTCGGCTGCCCGCTCTGCGAAAGAGCAAACAGCCTGACGCATGTAAATGTATTCAGTTATGCGTGAACTGAATGAACGCGAGCACACTATCTGCTGTTTAGTTGGTGCAAATTCTTCGAGCTCCAGGCATGGCTCCCCGCGCAGTTCTCTTACGGTGCGCTCCAGCACTACGTTAAAATGCTTACGGATGATGTAAGTGCTTTGCTCTGACAGATCTTTCGCGGTAATGACCCCCATAGCATTCAGCTTCTTGCTTATGCGACGGCCAACACCCCAGACATCCTCAACCGGCACCAGCGCCATCAATTTCTTTTGACGCTCAATATTCGACAGATCAAGTACGCCGCCTGTCTTTGACCACTTTTTTGCAGCGTGATTTGCTAACTTTGCCAAGGTCTTGGTTGGCGCAATGCCAACACCTACGATGAGATGTGTTTCTTGCTTAATACGCGCCCTAACCCGGCGTCCGAAGTCTTCCAGTGATTCGATACGGCTCATGCCGCCGAGATTCATAAACGCTTCGTCGATTGAATAAATTTCCACTGCTGGGGCCATACCCTCAAGTGTGGTCATTACCCTGTTCGACATGTCAGCATAAAGTGCATAGTTGGAACTGAAGATATGGACGCCATGCTTTCTGAATTCGTCTTTAAGCTTGAAGTAAGGTGCTCCCATCGGCACCTGCAACTTTTTAGCTTCTGCGGAACGTGCAATGACACATCCATCGTTATTCGACAGTACGACCACTGGTTTACCGCGCAAGTCAGGACGAAATACTGTTTCGCAACTTGCATAGAATGAGTTCACATCAATCAATGCGAACATCACATACCACCGTTCGGATTGAACACCTGAAACACTCGCTCATCACCGTCTTTAGGTGAAATATCACGGAACGTAGTCGTATGTGTCTCTATCCACTTATTCGCAGAATTGAGAGTGTAATGCCAGTTCATCTGGCCAAGCTCTTTTACAAAGTCGAGTGTACTAATAGTGAATCGGCCTTCGGCATCGCGCTTAATCGCTTGCCTGAAAGCCATCATGATTTCGTAGTCGCGTGGCATAATACCCCCCATAATATTACTGTATAAACAAACAGTATTATCAATCAGTGGATTTGATCAAGCTGAAACGGGGCACAGAATTGTAAAGCCTTTGAGGATGCTAGATTTTTAGGCTAGCGGTTTATTTTATGGTCAACTTATCTCAAATCTTTCACGCCGCAGTATGCAAACATAGGCGCGGCATATAACCGTCCCATCATCGGGGATTTTTATGCCCGTAGCTAAAAGGATCTTGCAACGATGCTATAGGCGATAACTGTTGAATGCTTATTTTCTAATTATCTTAATGTCTATATCATCACTTGCGTCAGCTAATGCTGACAGATGGATTACCCTAATTGAAAGTCTTGCAACCGTGTAACGCGGTTTTTTTTATGCCTGACGTTAAGTTGCCGCTCCGATGATGCCCTATCTTCACAAAATCCACCCCGCAGAATAAATAGGTGGCTTGGGATTTATCTGTACCGTCTCAAAATTTCACCACTGCTTTAGTCTGTAATGAGCGAAAAGCGGACATTAAAATCTGTTTCTCCAATCATTTTCAGGGTCTTAGCGATTTTTTCAGAACAAAGCTATCCACAACGCGGATTTGGATTATCTCATTTCCTAACGCACAGCATAACTAATCTGATGTGTCACAAACTAAATCTGTTTTATTAAAACGATTTATTAACTTTAATAAATTAAATTTCCAGCAAGTTTTTTTCACATTCGAGAAAAAATAGTTGGGGGGAGCCCCCCCGCGCAGGCAATTTAATTAACCACATGAATCAACAATAAGTTTTGCAAGCCGATTTATTTCAGACTCATTGGTTCCAAACTCCCCCGCTTTAAAAAAAACACCTCTAACTGCAAGATTTCTTTTTATTTTACTAACTTCACCCAGCATAAAATCATAATCCAATTTCTTTTCTTTAATACCCTTTAAGTATATTACAGGGAAGGCCTTCATTAATGCCGCATACCCGGTGAGTTTACTTAAATAAAACTCCCTTGGTGTATTCCACTCAACTGGATAGACATAATGAATAGCATTAAAAAAATTCAACATTATTTTTTGAATTACAGCGTCATTCTCTTCAATAAAATAATCGCGGAATATACACTGACTATTTGGAATTAACGGCATATCCATTTTTAACATTCTTGCATCATCATCAGGTTTTTTTGAAATATGTTGGATAAGATATTTTATGAAAGTGCTTTGTGATAATGATGCATTATCTTGGTTTATTTCCTTTCTCCCCAGCATTTTTAGCTTTTTATAAAAAGGGGAATCAGGATTACTGTTCATTCCTCTCGCAATTTCGTGGCATGTTTTCTGGGGACTCCTACGTTCTGCAAGTGAAAATAAATCATATACAATTGATGGGTTTACACGAGTTTGTTTACTATTAATGATTGAGAAAACATAGGCTTTTTCTTCATCAGTAAGATCAAACATTAAAACAACTGGTAAATCAAAAAGCTTAGCATTAGAGGAATTTTTAATCCCCCATAACCTATGCTGGCCATCGATCACATCACCTATAACCACTTCAGACTCAAAGTAAAAATAGGTATCATCCATTTTTATATTGGATGAATCATCGACGGAAATTATGATCGGTGTTGGGAAAGTCGCATCTGGCTCACTAGTGTACTTTGCGATTTCTGAAACTCTTGATGACGAAATATCCCTTTGCACACCAAACTCGAAATCTCTACGACGATCGACTCTAACTATATCGAGTAAGTCAATGGCTCTTATTGATGTTAAATAGAATGTACCGATTGGTTGGTTAACTTCAATATATTTTAATTTCATATCACAACTCCTTTACCATCATCAGTTACTTCCTTGGTTGCCATTGCCTGGGTTGTAACTGTTGCATCTTCTTTTTCTATATAACTTTCATCATTTATATCTGTATGTGCAGTAGCGTTAAGTTTTAACACGCCAAATGTATAGCCGACTAAAACTATAGAAATAACATAAATTATAGGCTGAGTTAGACCGACTGTTAACTCATTAGAGCTTGGCAGGGTTAAATCCTTTGATTGTGTGGCAGCATATATTATCCCTGACAATTGCAAGAAAATTATCAATAATATTATTGATATAATCTTTATTGTTTTAAACTCAAGTTTAGAACTAAAGAAACTTACAAACATAGGACCAAGAGCAGAGGCTATTAATGCAATAGAAAATGTGTAAAAACTCCCTGATGAACCCTCTATGTAAATAGACTGACCTAGTGGTATCGAATGTGAATAATATCTTATTATTATATTTGCAATAATCCCCATTTGCCCGCAGACAACTGTAAAAACGACCCAAATAAAAAATTCTATTTTATTTTTTCTTATAGCATCGAATGGATAGAAAAGGGATTTCTTTAACATTTGCCAGTCTTTACTCATGTTATGCACTCTTTAATTTAAGCTTGTCGTCAATATGTAACTATCAATTAGTAACCATTCACCTTATTCAAATAATGAAATTATAATCATAAATAATTTTCGATGTTATAACTATACAACATTCTTAACAATGATTGATACTTGACTCACGTTCCAAGGCCTAAAACCGCTTGCTTAATTTATAATGATAACACTACCTTATAGTAAGCTTGTGAACTTATATAGCATGTTTTAAGTAATTAATAAACAAAGGATTTAGCTTTTTGCATTTTTTTCATAAATAAACTTACAATGATGTAAGCAATGTCCGCTTCTGGAACATAGCGGACCTTAAACTAAATCATGTCCGTTCCACCTTCCTTTATCAGTTAAAGTTATTTTATTCTTAGAATATCTTTTATCCTTGTTGTGTAGCGTGGTGACAGCATTTCACGCTTCATCTGCCATGAGCTGGCGCGCTCTCCCTGCCCTGCAAACCAGATTTTGCCTTTACCTGAGCGATTGATACCGTCCAGCGCTGCCATTAGAGCGTCTGCATTCGCACGCGGTTGCTGCTCACTGAACATATCAAACTGCGTCATGCCTGACTGGTAAAAGTCACCCAGCATCACCCCTGCTTTGGCATACCGAAAGCCATCACGCCAGATAGTGCTAAGCCCGCGAAGCGCTGATTCAATAATATCCCGCGTATCATTGGTCGGATAGTCGAGGATGCACGATGCAGTATTTGAATATCGCGGCTCATCGCCGTGCCTGCCGGTAGCAACTGACACGCTAATATGGCGGCAGCGCGAACTCTGCTCCCTGAGCTTCTCTGCCGCTCGCGTGGCATACAGCACGATAGCCTGCTGCATGTCTTCCAGTTTTGTTACTCTCTCGCCAAATGATCGTGAATTCAGTATGTGTTGTTTAGGCGGTGGCGCATCCTCAAGTGCAATGCAGGACTCACCGTTTAGCTCACGTGTGATGCGTTCAACGATAACGTCAAAATTTTTCCTTATCATGCTGATGTTGCTGTCTGCAAGTTGCAGGGCCGTTGTTATTCCCAACTGGTTCAGCCGCTTACTAATACGCTGACCAATTCCCCAGATATCGCTGACATCAGTCAGATGCAGGAGTTTTCGCTGCCGGTTTCTGTCAGACAGATCAACTACGCCATTCGTCTTTGACCACTTTTTTGCCGCGTGGTTGGCAAGTTTGGCAAGCGTTTTAGTCGGCCCAAATCCCACGCCAATTATCAGCCCGGTCTCTCTTCGGATACGCTCGCGCATCTGCTGGCCGTATGTCTCAAGAGGCGTCAGGCTGCTAATTCCGGTGACATCAAGAAAACACTCGTCAATAGAGTAAACCTCCTGTCCTGCAGCCATCTCCCCCAAAATCGCCATCATGCGCGCTGACATGTCGCCGTACAGCTCATAGTTGGAGCTGAATACGTGAACGCCGTTCTCACGGAAGTAACGCTCATTTTTAAACAGCGGAGCGGCCATTTTGATGCCCATGCGCTTTGCCTCCGCTGAGCGTGCGATGACGCAGCCATCGTTGTTGGACACAACGACAATTGGTTTGCCACGCAGGTCGGGCCTGAATACGGTTTCACAGGATGCGTAAAAATTATTGGCGTCGGCCAGCGCGAACATGACTACTCCCCTGCCGGTCCGTTGAATCCCACCCCGGCCACATCGGTAAGGGCATAAGCGACGACACCCCATACGGGAAGTGCCTGACTCACATCCAGCAGCGTTACCGTCTCGTCTGCGTCCAGCGCCTGCAGAGCAGGAGCAGGATTGAGCAGCAGGCGCCTCAGCGTTAACTCTCCGTCAAACTCAGCAACTATAAGCTGGCCATGCGCTGGTGTCAGCGCCCGATCGATTGCCAGCACGGACCCTTTCACAATCCCGGCACCGGGACAATCGCTTTCGCTGCGCATAAGATAGGTTGAATAAGGGGAAAGATGAACGAGATCGCCCAGATTAAGGCGCGTTTCAGTATAGTTCTGGGCGGGGCTCTGAAAGGCCATTGAAATGCTCCATTCTGACAGACTTTTAAGCCTGAAGAGGTGAATCTGATAAAGCCTGCGTATGCGTCACGTAGACGCATTTGTTATTGCTCATAGTAGTATAATTCGCTACTAGTGTAATGCTTACTCATTACATGAAGCGGACTAAGTACAGACACGTGTCTGCTATGAAAGATGAAAAAAACTGGTTTAATATCCAGTGACGGATATTAAACCCTTACCATTTAAAAATCATTGCTTAAAAAAGCATAAGGAGAAAGCATGCATCCTACATCTTTAATTATTCAATGGTTACACACTCGGTGGAAAAAATGCCTCGAGTTAATAGCTTGGTTAACTATTTTTTTCCTCTTGTATACTAAGCATGAATACCTTAGCTTTACCGTTATGTTTATTATAAGCTTTTTTATGATACGCCCTATATTGCCAAGCACACTTAAAATAGCCAAAAATATATATGTAATCAAGTTTTACAACATTGTTCTATGGTTTATTTCTTACACAATCTCACTTAAAATACTTAGTTATCAAACTGGGGCAGTAGAGGAGCATTTAAAGTTCTCCCCAGCAGTCTTAGCTTTCCCCTTATCACTTATTCTCGTATTTGCAATCATTCTTTTCTTAAGTTTCTTCATGCTTACACTTTTGCAATTTTTATCTCTCAGCTCTATTTTCATGACATCAAACGTTAAAAAGAAAATAACTGAATCTAAATTTTACTTTTTTTCAATGCGCTCTTTTTATATTATACCTATTATCCTTCCCTTTATTCTTTCAGTTGCCTATGCTTCAGGCCCACTTTTCAAAATTGCTTTACTTGCAGATTCTACGTTTGTGTCAGACTGCGGTGAAAAGAAAAAAGATAAAATGTATCTTCGGCTTGATTCTCACTCATGTTTAGTATCTACATTAGATATTAACATTTTCAGCTCAAACCCTGAATTAATAAAAGTAGAGTCAAAATAAGATTTGAGAAGGTTCTTTGAATTTTTCTCATATTAACCGGTTTGGCTAGCTTAAATTCATTATATAAAGAATCATATAGGGACATGTGCTTGATTTTGTGTAAGACTGGATGCCCCGTAGCCGGGGCTTTTCTATTCCTGTAACAGCACCGACAATGCAATACTTACCGCTAAGTCATCATGACGCTCAGAGAGCGTCAGAATCATGTTAGCGATAGTTTCGGGCGTCACATTTTCCGATGTGCTCACAAGCTGCCAGACAGCAGCTCCCATAGCCATACATGCTGCATCGTATGCTTGCTCCTCAAATCCATTTCCCATGGAGTTCCTCCTATTTAGTGAAGCCTCAATGTAACCCATCCAATTGATTTTTGAATGTTCGGAAATCAGATTTGCGGCACGCCTTCCAAATAATTTTTATTGGATGCACTGCATAATAAAAAAACCCGGCATAAGCCGGGCTGGTGTTGGCGAAATCAGATAATAAAGCAAAATGAATAAAGGAAACTAATTATTTTATTTAAACCCAGAATAGTAACTATCCAGATTAAAGCGCACCCCATTAGCATCAGCTTCCATACAGTCTTCCTTTCCATAATACGTTAGCCTCCTCTAACAGCTATAAAATATACCCCCCCTCTTCTCAGTCATAACTGGTTGTACCGATCAATAATGCGATATTGATCGGCGACACAGATCGATTGATCTAAATTGTTGATATTAAATGAATTTAACGACCACCCCTTTACTAGTGGACTGTTTTAGCCACCAGCAGCCACATACATCTCATTTAGGTAGTTTTTTAATGCAGCCTCAGCTTTCTCAGATGTTGTATTGTTCCCATCGAAAGCATATCCAAAACGAAAACGGTAATTCAGTCTCACTCCATCCAATGCCATCGAATAACAGCACACTAACTGTTGAGGATCAGTTTCGGTAATTTCAATAACATCAATAAACTCAAACTCAACATCGTAATAACCTTGTGCATCAGGCATGTCCAACCCACCAATGACTGACTCATCAGGAATAAACTTTGCTGTAAATGTCATTAAACTGGTTTCCACGGATCAGAAGGATTATTAACGGGATACCACATCCCATCATTTGACGCGTACAGCATCTGCATTTTTGGCGTACGTGTCGTATCGATGCAGAAACACATTCCGTAAGTGGTTTTAGTTGGGTCTGGCAGTTCTGCGTATGAGTAACGAGGAAAGCGAATAGCATCATTAAACTCCTGATACTGCATGTATCGCTTTTGACCATTAATAAAAATAGATATCCAGTCCGTTGCAGATACAGATTTCACACTGGAGGAGTCTAAAAGCAAGTCACCCGAATCCAAATCCATGCCGAACCCATTTCCGCCATATGTGCCAGAGTTTATGGCCCAGCGCCTTGGTACAGTCACGTTGTTGGCAATGTCGTCAACATTGGATAATTGCGAGTTTGAAGGTACAAAATAAAATGGCGAACCAGAATTCATGCGCGGGATACTGTTTGTTTCAATGAAAACTCCGGTTGCCCGCGCATATTGTGCGACCTTCACGTAGATGTGTATGGTCTGCCAACTATGTACAATTCTGATCTCTTTGACGGGCGTACCACCCTCGCCATGCCAGTGGGCTTCTATTGTGCCGGTAGTAGCTTCGTTAGGTTTTTTCATCTCAACATACAAACGAGCTTCACCGCCGCCGAAATTCGTTGAGCCTGGGCGTGTGACAGGCGTCGCCGTGGTTTCCCAACCGGGTGCACCCAAAAAACGCACTATCGCTGTGTGGCCCAGTACAGGCAGTACGATGCGCCCGACATAGAACCATGTCTCAGCATTGTTGGAATTTTTTAAAACTGTGTCTGAGTAAGTAAAATATGCAGCCAAACCAGATCGCATGGATGCACCTGTAGCTGTAATACTGGTGCGGCCCTGATCCATTGCGTTTGTTACCGAAGGAGGCAGGCTCTTTCCATTATCCATGTCCGGCGTATAGCCAGATAAAGTATCATCAAGCGTTGCCCCCTGAGCGTAACGGCAGTTGAATTCAACTGTTTTTGCCCATTTTGTTTTAGCCGGATAGGTGGAGTTCTCCATTATGACGGTATTCAGAATCCACCCACCTTGTGAAATATCGTAGGTGTACTCGTTATTAGAAAACCAGACGTTGTACATCAGGCTCTGACCGCAACGAATCAATTGAAGTACATCAACAGTCGTATTGCTTGAGAAGTTGCTGTTTGTAATTTCTATTGCTGTGGAGTGGTTCCAGCCGCCCTTTTCAGTGTTCGACCAGCCTGCCCGTAAAAATCCGCCTGACGCTTTTGAGCAGTAAATCTGATCAAATTTGGTGTCAATGGTGTCCTGAACATCAAACACCAGACCACCAGTATCATTGCAGCGAAAAGATTTAACGCGAATGTACTGACCAGCAGGACAAACGTTTTTATAAAATGGTGTGACAGTATCCTTGCCGATCAAATGCAGACCGCTGATCTCCATCCTGCGCGCATTAACCTGAAAAACGGGTGTGGTTGACGTCTTATCAAAAAAGTAAACGCGGGTAAGTGGTACAGCACCATATTCAACATCAGGCCCACGGAATCGGAATGTGCCCTGCTCAGCCTCGCCCGAAATGTCGAATGTCGAACTCAGGGCTATATCACCGGCCGGTGTTCGTACCCCAACAGAATTCCCTGACTGCCCCTGCATGCCATAATGCATCCGTTTCACTGCTGGCATATCGTCTGTCACACCATCCATTACCGCGCCGTAGTGCGTCACATTTAACATTTCGGGGGTGCAGTTGCGTTTCCAACGCTTGCCGCCTTTGGTAACGATGATATACCCGCCATCGTCTGCCGATGAGGTGTCGTCCTGCCAGTACACAAACGTCCCGCCGCCCCTCCCCGTGCCGATGGTGTATTCACGTACAAAGATACGCTGCCCATCCATCTCGGGTTCGGTTGCGCGCAACGTTATGATATCGGGACATTGACCGATCTGTTTCAGCCCATCATTACCGGCCAGCTCCTGACGCAGCGCGGCATCTGCAACGCCCACCAGCTGCGCAGAGTCAATGGCCCAGCTGGTGGAATCATTGCCGGTAGTCGTCCAGGGGATTTCTGTTGCTCCAGTGAGTTTATAGAACTCCCCCTGATAACGAATAATCTGGTTGTACGAATTGATTGTGAGCGGGCCATCCTCATAATCCCCGACCACTTCATAGCCCGAGTTTTGAATAAAATAATTAAACTGATCGGATTGGCTGGTGATCTGGTCGGTAAACTGCTCTGCCTGTCCGCTGAGCTGGGTATTAAACCGGTCAGATTGGCTGCTGAGCTGGTTCTCAAAATCCGCCTCCATTCCGCGTATGGTTTTATGCCTGCCACCGAGACGATCTGTATATTCCCCCGAGGGGGACGTGACGAACTCATCGATTTTACCGGCGTTAAATTTCAGGTCGCGGGGTGATTCGCTGGGTACTGGATTTTTGGTTGGTTGGGTAGCCATATTCATTCCATAAAAAAAGCCAGCACGTGGCTGGCTTTGTGATGGGTGTATTAATCAGGGGTAAATCAGGTCGTTGTACTCCGCGAGGCTCAGGGCGGTAGTGCCATCACTGCCAGGCTGCTTTTCAGTGATTATCCAGCGCGTGGCGTCGAGTTCCTCAGTCGTAGCAATCACGTATCTCGATGGGGATTGCACCTGATGCCCGTCATAAATATTCAGGTCGATAGCCGGGATGGCGGCAGTAAACCCAAAGTCGGTATCACTGCGCGGTGTGGCCGGGTAACGGGCGGTCGTGTTTCCCATGCTGTCGGTAATCATGACGAACATTGAGCCAGTGAATGTGATCCGCTCATTCGTTTCGAAATCGTTACCCGAGCGATGAACGATATAGCCCGCCTGATGATTTGTATCGTAGGTGTCCGGCACCTGGACCATATCCCCTACGTTGCACCACTCGCCATCCGCCAGCGCTGTGATAGCCATGTTCATGCGCGAGTAAATCAGGCGGCGGCACTCTTTCTGCGCGCGGTAGTCGGCCTGAAAATCATCGCGGACATACATCATCTCGAATTTTTTCGCTTTAGCTGGCGTTCCGGGTTCGATCTGATTGTTGCGCACGCGGTAGCGGATGAACGCCTGTTTGTTAGTGGTTGGGTTGCGGTACTGCACCTCAACGCCGTCATACCCTCCCGGCAGCGTCATTTCATAGCTCAGTGAATAACCCGCGTCAGTGGTATTGGACCGGTTAAAAACGGTTGCTGGCGTACTCCGCTTCTTGTCCAGGGTGAACGACAATATCCCGTCATCCCAGAACACACTGACCCCGGCTGCATCACAAATCGTCTCCATCCTCTGACCGAGGGAAACATCCTCATCGTCAAAGGTGTAGTCAAAATATGATAGGCGCGAATCAATGGCGTCTAGTTCAGCCTGAATCAGGTACAGACCATGGATATCAATGGTGTTCTCAGCCTGCCCACCAACCACCAGCCAGTTATGCAGCGCAATATCTGAGAATTTACGGGATGCCCGCAGCTTGTAATCAACAGACTGCGTGGTCATGTTGTAGCTGATTACATGGCGATTAATCAGAGCGTTATATTTCCGGTCGCGGGCGCTGGTGGCATTTTTTGTCTGACGCACAGTGACCCTGACCAGCGTGTCGTTCGGGTAACTCACATTATTACGGATATTGACACCGTGGATCGCCTCCACTTTCAGTCGGCTCTTGTCACCGCTGTTATCAGTCCTCTGAAAACTCACCGAGTAGCGTCCATGCCCTCCTATAGGGATGATTTTGTCGGTGCGGTAAAACGTCTCTGAGGATGACTGGTGCGGTGTTGTCTGCCGGTAGGTGAACGTCTCAGATGTGCCAGGAATCTGAGCATTGTTTGCATCCACCTTCCAAATCGTCAGCCGCCAGTTTGTCTCTGATTTGCCACCCAGTGCGGACTGTGTATGAATCCACAATTGCGATGATTCAACCGGCGAGAAAAACGGTCCTATCACCAGCGCCTGATTATCATTGAGAACAAATTTGGAGGTGTTGATAGTGGCCGTTGAAATGTATGAAACATTAGAGCCCTCAATCTCATTCATCACGAAGTTGTAATAATAAACCGGCTCCGTCTCTGGCCCCTCGCTCGTCTCGTCTGCAGATATCAGGTTCCCGGAGAGAGTAAAATCCTGCGTTACGTTCCCCTTGGCTGTGGGGTACGTCGCGCTGATCGTAAACTCCACGGCATGGGGCAGTGCCAGCCCCATGAAATAATCAAAGCTGGCCTCTTTGCCGATTTTCATCAGAATCTGTCCACCAGCATAGCTCCCGCTGATTACGCTGGTGGCTGATGCAGTCTCAATCGGAAAATCATCAGACTCGTTCTTACCTGGCACATCCTGACCATCCACATCATCAAACTGATAGCCCTCCTGGACAGTATTGATGATGTCGCCGGGGTTGTAGACGGTGAATGACGCCCCGGCCATCGATCCCAGATTCGATTCAGAGAATCGCACGGAGCTGACCGTATACCTGCCGAGGCCAAAATTCATAAACTCAGTCAGATATTTCAGGTTGTCTGAGTACTCAAAAAGAGACTCCTGAATGAGGTCAGGAAACGCCCGGATGAGCCCAAAATTGTCAGGTTTGGCTTCGCCGTTGCGCGCCAGGTTTGTCTGCCCCTTAAGGCTATTATTGGAGGAGGTTTTCGTCTGACCAGCATTGCCAACACCCGGCATTTTTATCAGACTAGCCAACACCTTTTTAGTAAATTTGATGGGGTTGAAGTGTTCGAAGGGGTTTAAAAGCGTTTTGGCGAGGCCGCCTGAACGCGGCTGATCAAAAATGATGATTTGGTCATTTTCCTCCACTACAAAACTAATCTCATCATCGTCACCAAGCTCAACCCCATTACGGTTTATCCGCACATCCCGGTGAAGCTGCTGCTGTTCCAGCCACTCACTGAAAACCTGCCCGGCCTCTACATTAATGCGCTCTTTTGGCAGCCCCGGTACGCGCTGAATCTGAATGACCGGCATACGTCTTAAACTCCACTCTGGTAAAAAGTTTTTTAATCGTGCGGATGCTATCGGCTCTGACATGCCCGCACTCGCCCCGGCTATGCAGAGCCATGCCGTCAACCGTCAGGCCAACATGAACGGGCTGAGCCCCGTAGTAGGCAATGAAAATGCAGCCATCCCGGAAAATCTCCGTGTCATCCCAGAACATCACCTCTTCCTGAAAACAGGTCATAAAATCACGCCCTGATTCATAATCCTCAGTGTGATGAATCTCGATACCCAGCACATGCCGGTAGTACAGAACTACCAGCCCCCAGCAGTCCATAGCCTCAAATGTGCAGG